CACTACTACACTCACTGTAGCATCAGGTACAACAGCAATTCAGGAAGCATATAGCGTCAAGTCCTACCGTAAAGGTACAACTGGTGAGCAGATTGTTCGTGATGTTATTAAGGACTTGAAACTGCCAGAAGGTACTATTTATATTCCAGATAGTATGTTTGTTGGTATTCAAAAACCTGTATCATACACTGGCCCAAGCATGGAGTTTTTACGTAAACTAGGGAAGGATAATGGTTTTAAAGTGTTTGTTGAAGATGGTGCTGTTAGTGTTATTGCTGATGACCTACCTGATGTGGAGTTTGTACCATCTAATAACGCACTTGTACAACAAATACTGCAAAATGGTAGTGCTGAAGCCAAAGCTAAAACATTAGCAATTATTGAGGCGGAACGTAAAGAGTTTCGTAAGAAGTATCCTCGTAGACCTGTATCAGTATTTGAGATCTCTGCTGAAACAAATATGATTGGTAGCCCATCAGTCAATACAGCAGATGCTTCTCAGACTCAGAACATCAAGGGTAGTAGACAGAATATTACTGTAACAACTACACTAAATGCTACATATACAATCGGGGCTAAAGTTAATTTGAAGTCTAAGTATCATAGTGGCGTGTATGAGATTGTATCTATCACACATTCCGGTACGTATGAAGGTGCTGACTGGCAATCTTCCTTAGAATTAAAACCAAACAATGATTATGAACTGGAGAAATAATGTCAACTAAAACAGTTACACAAAAAGACATTATGGATGCTCATTTTGATAAACGTTTGAGAGACTTTGTACACACAACATTTCCTGCTGAAATTACACGAGTAGTGAAGGCTGGTGTTGTTGATGTACAACCATTAATCTCTACGATGCGTCCAGATGGTCAGATTATCCCATATCCAGAATTGTTTGATGTACGTGTACAATATATGGCGGTGTCCGGTGGTGGCGTTAAAATTACATTACCGTATAAAGTTGGAGATAAAGTGTGGTGCTTCGTATCCGAGAGGGATACAGCTAATTTGATGTCCAATGGTATTGTTAGTCCAGATACAACCATTACACATGACATGTCAGACTGCTTCTGTATTCCATCTTTTGTTTTGGATACCGAGTCTGTTGAGTATGATCCTGAAAACATTGTCATCCAACACAACGACTCTAAAATTACAGTCAAACAAGATGGCGTGTACATTGACACTCAAGAATCAATTATAACAGCCTCAGATGCGGCTATAGCGGCAGATAACATTGAGTTAAGGGGTAAGGTAGGGTTTAATGGTAAAACGGCTATAACACCTCCTACAATCGCTGGTAGCGTTGCTGGTAATCCCGTGTTGAAAGCGCTGTTAGTTGGATTACAAAATTATGGTCTAATTATAGACACAACAGTATGAGGTAGATATGTCTGGTTTTAAATTAGATGCTAATGGGGATATTGAAGTAGACAGCACTGGTAAGATGTTACTATTGTCTACATATCAAGAATTAGTTAAACAACGATTACAAATCAAATTAAGAACATTTAAAGGCGAATGGTGGCTGGATACCTCTTTTGGTATTCCTTATCGTGACACCGGAGATGGTAGAGCAATCATCGGTAAAGGATATTCCAAAACCGATATTGATGCATTATATGTAGCTGCAATCAAATCCGACCCAGATGTTTTATCTATTAAGTATTTCAATAGCACATACAATTCAATCACAAGATTATATGATTTGAATTTTGAAGTTAAAGTACGAAATGAAAACTTAACCACTACCTCATACTCTGCCCCGTGGCAAGAGGAGACATACACGTATAACCCTACAACATTAACCTCAAGTTGTAATATCGACTTTGGTGATTGGGTTGCTGAATTACATCCTATTGTTCATACATATTTACCATATGGAACTACTTTTGGATGGCTCGGTGCGTTAGATACCGGATTGAACACAATAGATATTTAATTAAGGAATTATAATACATGGCTACTCCTACAGTACCCAATAGCAGCTTTGAAGTTGCAGAAGAAAATCTATTAAACTTAGACAGATTAATGAATCAACCTAGTGGGGTTGTTACTAATCGTGAAGGTGTAGCACTTACTCCTATTCCAGTTATTAACCAACAATTAGAAGACCTTGTAGATAGCGCTGAATCCACAGTGTTAGCATTAGGTTGGGAAGATAAAGGTACGTTTGCTGCTGGAGCTACATTAACAACTACTAATCAAATATTATCCAATGGTACTAACTACTATAGATGGTCTGGTGCATTACCTAAAATTGTATCCGCCGGATCTGCTGTAACACCTCTTGGTGTTGGTGGTTGGTTATTAGTCGGGGATAGTCAGTTACGTAGTGAGTTAGCTGCTAACAGTAGCAGTGTTCTCGTGGGAGGGGTAACTGCCGAGAAGGTGGCCATCACGAGCAGTGAGTTTTCTATTACATCAGATCCTTTAGTATTAGGCTCATTCTCTAGTATATATGGAGAACAAACCTATGTTGGAAATTTAGGAGCAGGTTCTATCTTAATGGGTATGTACCGTGGTGCGTCTAAGAATAGAATTACAGGCTCACCCGCTCAGTTGAGAGGTATTATTGGCGGTTATGATAATGAGATTATTTCAACTACAACAGCCGACGGCTTAGCTTGTGGTATATTATGGTCAATGCACAGTAAAATAAGTAACTTTGCAGACCACTGCGGTATTAGTTTCGGATCTTACCACGAAATAGAGAATGGTTCTTACTCAGCTATTCTATCAGGCACTACTAACAAAATTAAAGGAACAACTAATGGTGCCGGAAATGACAATTCGGTTATTGTTGGTGGCGCACGTACTGAAGTTGACGGTGCTAACTGTTTTGCAGCAGGTACTGACAATAAAACAAAAGGAAATGGTTTATCTGTATCTGGTCAATTAAATAATGTTGGTTTAACAGTTGCTGCTAATTACTCATCTGTTTTTGGTATTGGTAATACTGTTGACCGTGAATCAAGTTTTACAGCAGGCTACTACAACGTAAATAGTCGTAATTATACCTATGTAGTAGGACGTTCAAATACGGTTAATGGGGATTATTCTAATGCTTCTGGTCGAGGTGCTGTTGTAGGTATCGCCTTCTCAGATACCTTTGGTTTTGATACAGGCTCAGCAGCAGGTAGTAATCAGCGGGATAGATACCCTCTACAAATTACAACAAGTAATGCTACCTCGACTAATATGATTTCAGTAATCCAAGGTTCGATTGGCGACGTTATGCCAGATACTACGGTCTGCGCGGCAAAGGCCACTGTAATAGCAACTGATGGAACAGATACTGCCGTTTTTGATTTAAAAGCATGCCTACGCCGTAACGGGGGGACAACTACAATTTATAATCTATCTAGTAAGATAGGTAATACTGCGGGCGCAGCCACTTGGACAGCAGTATTTGGTGGTCAGAATGATAGACGTATCGTAGTTACAGGCGAAGCTGGTAAAACTATTAAGTGGACAGCAGATGTTGAATTAGTTACCACTAAGTTGTAACAATAGGATAAAATCATGGCAGGAATAACAGAATACGGTTTTGTGAGAAAAACATTACAAGAAATCCTCACATCAATGAAAACCAATATTAGAACAAAACTTGGTGCTGATTGGAATATTGAAACAGGTACTATCGAAGATCAATTTGTTTCTGTATTTGCAGAAGAAGCGGATCAAGTGTGGCAAGGATTGGAAGGTGTAGTATCATCTAATACAGTTAGTGGCGCAGAAGGTGTTTATCTTGATGATGTATTAGCGCGACAAGGTGTTTATCGTAGAGATAAAACTTTTGGTAGCGGTACTGCGGTACTACAATCCAACTTACAGTTATTATCGCTTGGTACTACCGTGAATACTGGTAGTACAATCAATGCCAAAAACAACGTACAATATCAAACAACTGAAGCTGTTACACTTGACAATTACGCAAGTTGTTATAAAATATCAGCAAGTCAAATTGTAATCGGCACAGAGTATACTTTTACAATTTATAATGCGAATGCGCCAACAACAAAAACATTTATTCGTAAAGCAGTAAGTGACGTTGACAAGACTTCAATATTACAAGCCTTAGTTGTATTTGTTAATGAGGTAGTATTAGATACTCCAGCAAAAGCATATTATGAGCCTGTAGATCGTGTAGCTTATATTGGCTATAATGTTTCAAATAATCTACCTCTACCTTTTCCGAATAAACGTCTGTATGTTTCTGTACTACCGAAGGTGGGTACTATTGGACATAGTGTTAATATACAAGCTACCGTATCCGGTTATAATCCTCTCGGTGCAGATGGTTTGACAACATTGAGTCCAACTTATACAGGTTATCAATCTGTTGTTAACTATGTAGATTTAAACAGTGGTAGTGACGTACAAACTGATGCAGAATTAAGACTGAGTGCTTTAAATATCAAAGATTCATCTATTGCTGGTACTCCAGATGCATTGAAATCTGCTCTGTTACGATTAGAAGGTGTCGAATCTGTTGAAGTATTTGAAAATCCAACAAAAGATTATATCTATGACGTTAGTAGTAATCTTGTCTGTGATCCCTACACTTACAATATTGTCGTTTTGGGCGGAAATGATGTAGATGTTGCTTCAGCAATCTACAAAAAAGGTTATGGTAATACTAAGCGGTATGGCAATTATACTACAGTGATTCAAAATAGTGTTGGTCAGACAGTTACCGTAGAGTATACTAGAGCAGGTTATTTTGATATTGCGGTTGATATTGGATATAAGACTAAAGACAACACCCCATTAACTGAATCCGAAAAGTTAAGTATTGTATCTACATTGGTGGATGCGGTTAAGTCTATTCCGATTGGTGACTATGTATCACCAAAATCATTAGCTGCCATTACATATCAATCAGTGTCATTTGGTAGATTACGTGATGTTGTTATTCAGATTAAAGATTTAACACTACCATCACCTTCCTTCACTACCAATGATTTACTAGCTGACCATGACGAACAACCACGATTACTTGTAGATAATATAACATACCGGAGAATTTAATGTCAACAGCTAACAAGATCAATCTGGTTAGTGATCGTGTAGAGAGAGCAAAGAGTTTATTGCTCTCTCAATTCCACGACAAGCCAAATATCAATGCTCTTGTTGATGCTCTTGTTAGTGAATTACAAGAGTTAGAGAATGTTGTTAGTGACCTACAAACTGTACGTACACTAGATGGTTCGTATGGTTGGTGGTTAGACCAGATTGGTGCAGAAGTCGATTTACCTCGTGGTAATTATTCTGACAATGATTACAAGACCGCTATCAAAATAGCGATGGCTAGACAATCTGCATCAGCTACCGTGGATGATATTTTACGTATCATTC